TCTCTACATTGCTTTCTGATCCTGTGTCAGATTTCCAAACCCAATCTTTCCCTGTAAATATTCCTACTTTACAAAATAACAATCCATTTTCTTCATAATATATAGTCTGCCAATTTTCAGCACCCACTACACTATCTAGTAAGTCCTGACAATCTCTTGCATCTATATAAGCTACACAAGTGGTTTTACCATACTTTGTAGACTGTACCCTCCATTTATAAGGTAGTTCTTTAGTTAAATCTTTTATTTTCATATTGTTGTTATTAGTGCTTTATTATTTAGTTTATCATATTTTTCTTTATATACTTTAAGCATTTCTTTATCTTCATAATCATAGACTTCATCTAAATTTAGTCCTGTTAATGCAATGTAATCATCTAATGCTTTGTCTATTTGTTTTCTAGTACCAAATATTTTAATACTAGGCTCTACTCTTTTTAAGTCTGTAAACCATCCATCAGGTGAGTAGTTCTCTATTGTTTTATATACTCCATTATTGTAGAAGTAAAAAGATTCGCAAATTAACTCCATTGTGTATTGTCTTTAAAGTTATAGTATTCAGTTTTAATCTTAACAAATAAATCTATTACCTGCTCATCTATTGATTTATCTAATAAAAATTTTCTGTGTTCAGGTTCTATATTTTTTATCAATATAGATAGACTATCTGTTACCTTGTTAAGCCATAATGGATTTTCTTCCATTACATCAAGTATTGAGATTTTAGCTTCTTTTACATCTACTGCTTCCTTCATTTTAAAATTTGACATCTTGTTTTTAATGTTTTAGTTAATAATGAAGCAAAGATATACAAATTTGATTTTATACACAACTTTATTTACAAAGTTATTAACAAAATAAGTGTTAATAGTGTTTTGACTAGATTAGCTGATTTAAGTACTGTCTAGTATATTACCGTTAAAAAGTTCTAAAAGTGCTTAAAACAACTAAAGGGGTAGTAAATTATAGGGTAATTACTAGAACTATGATTATAAGTAATAAGTAAAACAAAGTTAGTTTTGTAGAGTCCTTTAGCTTCATTATAAAGGCATTAAAAGATTAATTGGTAGTGTACCATTATTAAGGACAACAGCACATCCTATTGCTTGTCTTTTAAAATTTTTAGCATAAGCAGCTGCATAAGTAGAACTATCTACACCACAGCCTACCTGCATTCCAAATACTCTATATCTTTTGCCGACATACCATAAACAATAGGCTTCCGTATGTGTATGCCCACAAATTGATGACATTAAATTTGATTTTGCTTTGCTTTTTGCTTGACCTCCTTCTCCGTGTTCATAAAGAACATCATCATACACTACTGACTCTACCCAATTCCAATTAGGAGTTCCTAAGACTTCATTATAAGACTTAATCCAGGCTGATGGTATTCCACCTGTCATTGCTTTACGTGCTGCCATTCTATCGTGATTTCCAATACAAACATCTGCTTCAGGAAAAGCTTTATACCATTTATGGATTTTTTTTATACTCTTTTGTAATTCATTACCTGCTGACATTCCATCAGGATCAGGTTCGTGATATGAAAATGCGTGGTTATCTAAAATATCTCCAATAAAAATTACCTGATTACAATTATAAGTATCGTATTGTTCTTGGCAAAATTCTAAATATCCATCAAGACAAAAGGGTTCGTGCAAGTCGCCAACAACTAGGACATTCCTAGTGTCAGCTTCTCGCATCTTTTCTAATGCCACTATTTCGTGCGGCTTTAATCTATATCTATTATTTTTTAGCAATGTCAGCTATTCCTTGTCCAAGAACTAAAGCTAATAGTGCATAGTATAAGTTATTAGCAGTCATTTCATCTACTCCTAAATAAGTTACTAATGCAGGTACAACTACTGAACTAATAGCATACCAAAACTTTTTTGATTTTACCATTTGTCCAATTAAATACTTTTCTAAAAATTTCATAATTATTTGTTTTTGATTATTAAATTAATATTTTCACCCCCCAAATGTATTATCTCTTTCATCAGTAATGACATTGCTAAAGAAGAATTTTGAACAATATTGTGTTGACTTCCTTGACCTACTAGGATGCAACCCCTTGTATCTTTAGCTGTATTTCCTTTGTGAAATAATATGTGAGAACGATTTTTTACATCTTTTACTAATAAGTGCAAATAATCTCTTGTTGCACTTTCTTTTGCGGTTCTTAATCTTACCTTATATTGACCTATTGGAATACAAGATATACTTCTTTGGTTATCTCTATAAGGTAGTTCTAATGTATCACAGAATTTTTCACCATCTATATAAAGACTACCTACTGTAGACTCATCAGTAAACGTATCTCTTAATATTAAAAGATTAACGCCCTTGACCTCTGTATGTTTTTTTGTAACCATTTTGTCCTTTAGAAGCATTTTTGGAGTGGATTCCTTTTCTTTTCTTCTTAGAAGATTTGTAAGAACTTGAAGCAGTTTTATTAGCCATTTATTTTTTAGTTTCAAATTTGATAAATTTATAGACAGTAAACCCTATTGCTAATATTAATGAAACAAAAGTTAGTAATTCATTTGCTTCTACTAATGATACTCCAATTGCTGAAGCATTAGCTACTCCTACTTGTATTGTGTCTTTTAGATCTGTCATTTGTTTTTTGTTTTGGCTTCTTATCCAAGTAGGATTTTAGCTTTGTTATGTTTATTAATTTAGGTTTATAATGTTTCTTCATTATTCTCCTGCTGTTAAAAAGTTTCTTAATGTTAATTTACTACCTTGTGGTGTTGGTCTTTCAAGATTCATTCCGTTATAGTATGCATTTCTATCAGGAGAAATTTCAGCACCACTATTTGTATTGTACTCAGGAAAGTCAGTAGTATTATTAGTTACATATTCTATCATTCTTTCTGTATAATACTCAGCAGTATTTCTTATTTCTTCTCTTAAATGCTGACTTTCTTCCGTGCTTAATGGACTGCCAGTTTCTGATGTTTTTGAGTAAATATTACCATTTTCTATCTTAAATCTTAGAAAAGGTATTGCGTGATAAAATGCCCAATTAGGTAGCATATCACCTATATAGTCATCTACTAAAGTCTTATAAGCTCCTGTTAATGTACCTCCTGTAATTTTAGTTTTTAATGCTTCATATAAGTCAGTACCTAACTTAGGCTCTACATAAAGCTTTTGTGCTTGTCTTACATAAGGTAGTAATAGGTTAACATCAACATTCAAATTGATTGCTGTTGAGTCTTTAAGTTTTTCTTCTGATATAAATAATACGTATGCCATAGTTATCTTGGTTCTAAAAATCCTTGGTTCTTCATTCTTTTTGGTGGTCTTGCAACTAAATTATCGTTCTTTTCTGCTGTGAATCCTTCTGATAATGCCTTAGTATAAGAGATTGCTTCACTTGGCTTAATATTACTTTTAGCTCCTCTTAAAGAAGTTTTGTAAATTCTTCTAAGCCAGAAATGATGGCAGTTGCCACCACCCTTATATAACCATATTGAATATGTAGCAGCACCTCTAGGTCCCCAACCTGGATTGACTGCTCTATCAGTCATTTGTAAAATATCTTCTTTCCTATAAACTTTAGAAGCTGATGTCATTAATTTGCAAAACTCTCTAGTTTCTCCTTCTTGACTTAGAAAGTTATCTTTAGTATAAACATATCTAACTTTGTAAAAGTCATTGTCAGACTTGTTTGTTCCATCTTGGCTACTTCTAGCATTAGGTCTTGCTGTTCCTGTTGATGCTAATTCTAATTTTTCATTAACTAAATCATTAAGTTCTGTTTCAAAGTTAAAATCTTGATGTTCTCCATCTACAACTTCTTCATCTACTAATTCCCAATCTTCAGAAATATCTTCTCCAAACTCAGTTATGAACTTAGATAGCTCTGTTGCTTCTGAATGGTCTTTACAAGCCATATAAGCCGTTTTACCTTCATATTCGTGTTCGTGATACCCCTCGCACCCTAAAGTCTTTGCGTGTGCTTCAGCTTCTTCTATTGTGCTAAAAACAGGTTTACCATCTATCATCCCTACTTTACTAAAATCTTGTCTTGTTTCATCTTCTACAACAACATCTTCAGTATCTAAAGGTTCTAACCCTAGTTCTTCTCTAATTTCATCAGTAGTCATAACTTCTCTGATTGTTTTAGAATCAAACTGAACAGTAATTGGCTTAAGTTGTACAAAGTTTACAGGCATATCCATATTATTAACTTGGAATATTTTTCTAAGCATTTTAACAATATGGTCCTGGTAGGGTTTTACAACAGTTTGTCTATAAAAATCCGCTGCGTTTATAAGCTCATCTGTATTGCTTGAGAACCCATTAGTACTATCAATACCCATAAGTGTCTTAGAAGTAACCCTATGCCCACTGAGAATGTTGCTAGTGAGTAATTCTTGAAGTGCGATATAGCTCTTGTCAAGATCACTTGTACTTATAGGAGTTATTTCAGGTGTTCTAGTTTTATCATCACTAAATGTAAGCACAAATTTACCCGAATTGGTTTCTGAACAAAATTTTTCAGTAAGACTTTGTTCTATCTGAAATCTCTCCTCTTGTGTTGGAACACCATTTGCAAAGGAAATCATAAAGCTACCTGCAAAACCATTGCTAATATTATTAAGATGATATTCAGAAACTCTTGAATCAATTAAAGCCCAGTTATTACAACTTACATAATCTGGGGTATAATAAGAGTTCATATTAGGACTGTAAAGACCTGTATACATTATCTGATTTGCTGAAGTTCTATCATTAGCATTAAAGGCAGGAACATAATAAGGTTTGTTTTGTCTAGTATTTGACCAGTCTGCTGAGATGTAGTAGCCTTTAGTCTTACCAAATTCATCAGGTCTAGCACATCTTATTTTCTCTACTGCTACGTGGTATATTTCAGCAATTTGTGTTCTATCCTTACTCCATACAATATTAAGTGCGAAAGCTCCTTGTAATTTAAAATCAAAAGCCACTTTTTTTAAGACTTCGTGCAAACTCTCATTCCCGTTTGCTCTATCCATAAAGTTCTGCAATTTAACTCTTGCTTCTAAATCTCTATCTTCTTCATCTTCTATAATAAGATTTTCTCCTGCGATCATCTCTGCTGTTGCATTTATAATAGCTGCTGAGATAGAACTAGAATAGTATAAGTCTATAAGAAACTGAGGGTAGAGGTTTCTCCAATCTTCTGTACCATATTCTATCCAATCTCTTCCTCTTACTTCAGCTACTATTGGACTTGTGCTAGTTTCTAAGTTAATGTTAATAATATTGTCTTTCATATTTTATATTTTATATTTCTTCTTCTATTACAGGATGTGTTGGGTAACCTGCAAATGTATGAACATAATGATCAGGATATACTTCATTAGGTGAAAAATCTATTTCTTCAGTTGTCATTACATCATAAAACACCCCATCAAAATAAATAGCAGGAGTTAATATCGTGCCATCAGGATTGTAAGTTGCAGGAACTTCTACAATCTTACCTATATAACATACTGCCTGTGTTCCGTTAGTATAAACATTTTCACCATCTATAACTTCATAGACTCCTTTTGCTAGTAAGTCAGCATCTCCTACTGCTTTATCTGTATAATGTAATTTATATATATTCATAATTATGATGTTAAATCATCTAATTGAGTATCACTTAATGCTGTTTTATATACTTGTATATTTCTTACTTCTCCAAAAAAGTCATCTCCCCCACTTCCGCCATCAAACCCTAGCCGAGTCATTCCTGTTGGAACATCTCCTGAAGTATCAGTAACCACTTCTGTTCCATTAAACCAAACAGCAAAATCATTTACTTTATATTTTATAGCAATTTTATTAAATTGTGCTAAATTTGGAGCAGTATATTCTAGTATTTGATTTGTGCCATTAAGAGATATAAATGCTTTTATTTTATTTTCTACTGAATCATCAAATTCTAAAGAAACTCTATTACCGATAGTCCCATCTGACAAACTTATTCTTCTTGATTTTGAACTATCATAAGTTGTTTTTGCTTCTACATACAATACCCCTTCACTATCATTAATTAAATCTGCTATACCTGTTCTTGTAAATGTTTCTGCATTTCTTGTTACTGATGCTGCAACTGTTGGTATGTATGATGTTCCGTATGAACCTGCTTCGTGCTGACATCCCCAAACAAAAATTCCTGTTGTAGCACTAGCATTTGTTCTATCTACATCTAATCTATAAGTTGAAGCAGTTCCATCTGCTTCATAATTAAATCCTATTCTATACCATCCATTACCATAATCTTCACAAAATTCATTTGTTCTTGTTCCTGAATTATGCCCTGTTGATATTGCTAAAATATTTCCTGTCCATTCAAAAGTCAATCTAAATAATGTAGCACTTGTAACTTTAGCTGCAAGTGTAGTTTTAGCTCCTGTTGCATTGTCATTATTTTTTACAAAAGCACTTACAGAATATTTACTGGAACTAGTTACACCACCTGACACTACTTGACTTATTCTATCATTTACACTATTGCCATCTTTTGTTACTTTTTCTGCATTAGTTGTGCCATCAGGACTTGTGGTAGAATTTGCTACAACAGTAACATCAGATTTTGCCCAATCAGAATTATCTATATCTTGAGAATATGTTAAAGTATTAGTTCTCTGTGGTTCTGCTAATATATGAGGACATCCACCACCTGTATAGTCTAGTCTAGGTACTCCTGTTGCAACACTTGCTACTAATCCTGCTGAATTAACTTTTGTAGCAGTAGTTGCTCTAGTGAAGTCCATATCTGCTGATGTGTATTCATTTACTGATACGTTGTCCACTTCAAAAGTATTACCTATTACTCCACCACCAAAAGATAAATAATGCCACCCTGAAGAATTAGTAGTAAAATCAATAGAATAATCTACAAAACTACTAGTAATAACTTGGTTGAATATATAAGCATAACTATAAGCCACTTGAAAAGACCCTACTCCACTTGTTTGTCTTGCTCTAAATTTTATCTTATAAGTTGTTGAAGGAGTAAATACATTTTCTTGATACAAACTCCAATTTGCACCTGTGGAAGAAAGAGCCCCATTTGCAACAACATTTCCTACTCCACCACTTATAGTGCTTCCATTTAGTTTTGTCCAATCACTATCTGTAGCAAAATCTCCATTTGTTATAAGTTCATTGCCTATTGTTGGTGTAGGTAATACTCCAAATAATACATTTGCCTTCACCCCATTAGGGGTTATCATTAAACTTACATCATCTAATAAACTCATATTACGCTATATTTTTTAGTGCATTTAATTGTGTAGTCAAACAAGACTTTGCTTCAAAAACTCCACCTCTTGATACTACTCTTCTTTGAAAGGCATCTACTATTAAAGCAGTAGACCTACCTCCTCCAGGATTATTAGAGCTTAATGATGTTCCTAATGCTAATTTCATTATAGAACTTGTTCATAGTAACATAAAGCAACACCACTTGTTAAAGTTATTGCAGTTATGTTTAAAAAGATTGTAGTTCCCGCAGGTATTGTTGTATGTAAGTTTGCAATTGCTGATCCTGTTGCTGTTGTTGCATTAGCTGCTGTTATTGAAGCTATAACACTTTCAACAGGAAAAAAAGCTGCATAATAGTCTTTCCCTGTCATTGCTGTTGTTGCTATTACATCACATCTGTTTTTACCTAGTTGCTCAGTTAATAATTGTTGTACGTTTTCTATTGCCATTTTTTAATTTTTTATTGTCCGTAATATATATAATTTGTGCCACTTGGCTCTTGCCTTTGTGTGTATTGTACTTGTTCTGTTCCTGACTTCTCTGCTACATACATTTTTCCTTTTGTTACAAGCCCTTGAACTACTCCGTGGGTAGCTCCTATTGGTAAAACATCATCTTCTGTTACAGGTGCGTTTCCTGAGCTTATAGCCACTGCTCCAGTCCAACTTACTTCATAAACTTCGTATTTCCAAAATCCCGCAGGTAAAAAATTAACTTTGCCTGTATAAACATCAGGAGTAGCATTATAATCAAACACAAACTTAGTGTATCTGTTGTATATTAAATGAACTGTTGAATAAGCATATTGTATTGACTTATCCATATCATTAGTGAATTTTACTAAGTATCTTATCTTGTCAGAACTAACTGAAGTGTCTATACGATTGTCCTCTGTTTGAAGATAAGTCGTTAAATTAGTTTCAGTAATTGCTTGTATCATACTATATAATAGAAAAAGTCTGTTTTTATTTGCTTATTAAAAGAAAAAGGTGGACAATGCCCACCCTAATCTAAGAAATATATGAAAACTACTAAGAAATATTAAGCTCCAACAGTTGGAAAAGTTCCTGCTTCATTAATAAATCCACTTTGATCCCAAGGTGTTGTAGTGTAATCTTCTAAGAAAGCGAAAGGCAATGCTTCAAGCCCATCAAATGTAAGAGTGTACCCATTTCTATCTCCAAACGCTGCTCCTGAATCCATAGTACCTGCGTTAAGTTCTAATCCATTTGCCATTCCTAATGCAATAAACACATCGTGTCCATTAGCTAGTTGTTGATTTAATTGAGCAAAGATCCTTACTTTACTTTTTCCTAAAAGCTTAACCTCGTTTTGATCTGCTTTTGTAAGTTTATTAAGCATAATATTTACCTGTGGAGTGTAGAAAATCGTTCCATTTTCTCTACTACCTGTAATAGTATCGGTAACTGAAGCTACACCAAGTGGCATAACATACTCATATATAGTAGTAGCGTTCCAATCAATTGCATCAATTTCTAAAGGATGTGTTGCATCATAAGTATAAGATACATCTTCATCAAATACAGAAAAGAATATCTTCTTTACTCCTCCACTGATTCTATTACAATCAAGTCCTCTACCTTTTGTAAGTGCTGTACAAGCCATAATTTTTTATTTTTTAAAGGTTAAAGTAGCAAGGGTTTTTACACCCCTGCTTCTTGAATTAATTTATTACGACTGTCTTACAATATCAGCTCCAATTCCTGTTTGAACTGCACCAGAATAACGAGCTACACATCTTAAATTATCTGAACCATCAAGATCTGACATATCCATAATTTTTATAGAAGGTCCTGTTCCATCTGTTCCTAAATCAGAAACTAAATCTGTCCCCCAGAATAAATTAGATTTTTGAGCTGCTACTAATTGATTGTCAATCATTCCTGGACAAACTGCAATTTTGTATCCTTCAAATACAGGCTCATAATCACCATTCATATTGTAAGCATTAACATATCCTAATGTAGATACTGCTGAGATATATAGAGCATATGTTTTAGAGTTCATATAAATATGAGTATCTTCTTTTCCTAATATTGCAGGAACATTAGTTGCCATATCTGCTGTTAAAGTTTGTAAGTTAGCTATAATGTTAGCTGTTGTATAAGCTCCTGATGCTGCTGATTGAATAACTGTTGCATCAGTACCAGGTAATAATAAACCTGCTGCTTGTAAGAATGATGTTGTTAATTCTCCATTACCATTATTATCTTGCCATACACCTGTTTCAGTTGCATCAGCGATAATGCTTCCCATATACGATATTACATAATCAGTGAATGAAACAGGAGGATTACCATAAGCTCCTCTCATCTCTAGCGATTCCCAGCTGCTCACTAAAGATTTTTTGCACAAATCAATATTAATTTGTAGTGGTTTTACTTCAATCACCTTTTCGTTCATCGTAAGTGTTCCGTTCTCTGTGAAATCACAAGTTGCATTTCTAACGAAACCTGAGTTTGCCATAGTTTGGATTGCACTCTTAAAACGCACGTTATTCATTTGCGTTAAAAAGTCTAATGATTTTGCTTCTTTTAAAGCGGCTGCGATATAGAATCCAGCGCTTTTCCCCGCATATGAACTAGTTACTGCTATTGCCATAATTTTTTATTTTTAAGTTATTGTTTAATTTATTTGTTTAAATTGTATAAAAATCTTTCTTGTTTAGAAAGTTTGTTGTATTGTGTTCTATTTAGTGTTGGTCTATCTGAACTAAATTTATTTGTGTTAATTGGAGCATCAGCAGGAGTTTCTGCTAATTCCGTTTTTAATGCTTCATTCTCAGCTTTTAATTTTTCAATTTCTTCATCTGCTGAAAATTCAACTACTTCAGTAGTCTTAATTGTTTTAGGTTTATCTGATGACTCTACTACTTCTTCAGCCATTTCTTCTACTTCATCATCACCACCATCTTTATCTCTTTTTAGATCAGCAACTGCATCAATTAAATTATTTACTTTGTCTTTCATTTCTTCATAAGACTTAGCCCAATCAGCTTTTTCTGCATCTGTTTCAGGAAATGCAAAACTAAAAGCATCTGCCATATCTTCTTTTTCTTCAGTCGCTTCAATTTCTTCTTCAGTTTCTGATTCAATAACTTCAGCAACTACTCCTTCCTCAGAAATTCTTACTGATACACCTGATTCCAAACGATATGTTCCGATGGGAGCAAGTATAGTCGTGCCATCTTCGGTGAGTACCGAAAAATCCACACCTGATTCTAATTCTTCAGCAGTAGAAACAAAAATTGTTCCATCATCTGATTTTCCCTGCCAAGCTAATTTAATTTCATCTTCGCCTTTATTAAGACCAAGTGCTACTAAGATTTTTTCTTTAATGTCCATAGTTTCTTTTTTAATATAATAGATTTATTTTGAGTTTGTTTGATTTTCGTTTATTATTTCGTTAAGTGCTGATAGTATTTCTTCATCAGTTGGTTCTTTTTCTGACATCTTTTCCATTTTATCAGTAAAGTAACCTTCTATAGAAAGACCTTTTAATTCCCCTGCTTTTATCTTATTCCATAAATCTGAATTATTTATTTTCATAGAAACCATCCAAGTACCTTTTGGTAAGTTGTAGCCATAAAGTCTTGACTTATCCATTTTAGGATCTTCAATTATCCAACTCTCAGTTGTTAATACACCTGAAACTCTTTCGTTGTGTTCGTATGTAGCTTTATGATGATTGTTATGTTTTAAATAAAGTTCAGAAGATTTTTTTACTGTTTCAGGGCTAAAGTAAACATAGTATTCTGAATCAGTATTAGGATCATATCTAAATATCTGTTTGTTTGGTATTAAAGCAGGTGATACTAACATTCTCTTTTCTTCATCTACTTTAGCAAAAGTCAAGTTGTTTTTCTCTTTACCAAAGAACACAAAGTCTTGTTCAATAGCAGGTGATGACACTAAACTAATTGCATCTATCGCTAATTCTTGACTATCATCATTAATAACTAATTCTACAATAGAAGTAGTCTTTTCATAATAGTCTTTATTGGCTTCTTCACATTCAGCTATTGTGTCATACTCACAGCTTCCTGTCTTTCCCCATTTTACTTTTCCATCTTTACATTTTTCACAAGGCATACTATATAATAGATTAAATTAATATTTATTTGATTTTTAAATTGTTGCTCTTCTTCTTATGTTTGCTAATTGGTTTTGACTGTTAGTCATTTCATCAGTTAATACGTAAGCTCTTAATGGTTCAGGTGCTTGACCTCCACTTAATTCAAATGCTCCTGACATCATTTGAGGAGCAGGAGTTTGAGTTTCAGCAGCAACTACACCACCACCACCTCCGCCACCGCCAGGCACAGGAGTAGAGTATATTCTACGTACATTAGCTAAACCACTAGCCAATACTGTTCCTGCTGTTAAGAATTTTATTGCAGTTGATGGTATAGCCTTATCTGCCATAGTTTGCTGTACTGCTAAATATGTATTAATTAAAGCTTCTGCTGCTGCTAACTGTTTATTTTGTCCTGCTAATGAACTTAATGCTCCTGCAAAACTTGCTGTTGCAGCTAACTGTTGATTTTGTAATTGTTTATTGTAATCTGTTCTTTTCTTAGCATTACCCATAACAATATTAGTATAATTTTCATCAGCTTGTATTAATTGGTCATTGACTTCAGTTGCTAATCTAGGCATTTCTGTAAGTTCACCCATTCTTATAGCATCTGCTTCTTTTAAGGCTTCTAATTCTGCAAGTCTTGTTGCTGCTGATTCCGCTTGAATTGCATTGATTTTATTATTTAGTTCAATTTGTTTTGTAGTAGATTCTGCTTTTATGTTTGCTAAATCTATTTCTTTTTGTGCTAGAGCATCTAAATCAACATCCATACTTTGATTTATTTCGTTTTGCTCTTTTTGTATTCTTACTGCTTCTTCTGCATTAGCTACTCTATCAGCTAATAATTTATTTTCTATTGCAAAAGCATCTTGTGCTGCTTTTAATCTGACTTCTTCTGATTTACTTACATCTTCTGCTATTAATTTTAATGCTTCTATTTCTGCCCTTCTTTGTGCAGTTTCTACATTTAAGCTTCTTTCGCTATCTCTTAAATCTTGAAATGCTTTTTTTAATTCAATAGCTTGTCTTGTATCATTCGCAATTTCATCTCCAATACCTGTAAATGCTCCTTTAACATCTTGTAAAGCACCTTTAGCATCACCTTGAAACAGCTTTACAATAGCACCTCCAAATTTAGATACTCTATCTACTATAACACTTACGGCTGCTCCTAACCCTGCAAATGCTACTTCTAATATTTCAGCTCCTTTTTTAGTCTTAGTAAAAAATGTTACTAAGGAACCAAAAGCAATTACTAAAAACCCTATTCCTGTTGAAGCAATACCTGCCTTTATAGTTGCAAATGATGCTTTTGCTGTTTTGCCAATTGATACAAATCCTGCTTTAACAGAATTTAAAGAAACACCCATTATTTTAAACTCTCCTGCTAATGAACTTGCATCTTCTGATATTTCACCTATATTTGATTTAACTTCTGCTTCTACTACTATTTTATCTGCCATATCTTTATTTTTTTTATGGTAATGTAACCCCTGTAAATAATTGCATAAATCTTATTGTGCTTACCCATTCTATTGTCATATTATTCGCTCCTTTTACTGTTTGTCTAAAATCTGCAACATTTACTGCATTAATTGGACTCCACCCTGATACTGTTCCACTACTAGCAGGTGATGTTCTTGATCTTTCTATACTTAATGTACCAACTCCATTACACTTTACAACACCTCGTTCTACCCAAGCCTTAAAATCTCCAACTGCACCTGAAGCACTTGTACCTCCTACTCTAACAGCTAGTGTTTCTGATTGGAAATAATAAACTCTATTGACTTGTGGCTTAAAAAATACTTCTGTATTTACTGAGTTGTTTGGAAAGCTATCCGTAGTTGAATTGTTAGTTGTTTGACATCCATACATTAATTTTATTGTTTGTCTAGTTCCTGCTCTATCATCTTGATTATTACCACCAAAAATCATAGCATTATTAAATATACTTTGCCCACCAACACCAAATACTGCTGTATTATTAATACTATTTTCTATCTCATTATTTACTCCTGCAATTATATTATTCCTTGATAATCCTTTAACAGTATTATTTTCACCCATTATATAGGTGTTATTAGTTCCTGTCTGAACTATATTATCTGAACCTTGAATGTTATTGTTTTCATCAACAACACTTCTATTTATATTTGTATTATATTGATATGCCATACAAGTACCTGTTGCTTTATCATAAGTAAATCCATATACCTCACATTGCTGTTGATTAGGTATAATATCATTAGTTCCATCCGTAAATGTAACTGTGCCTGTTGCTGAAACTGTTTTAGGCTTTATGGAATATCCGTTTAAATATGGTATTGTTGGCATTATGGTATAAGTATAAATTCTATTGTTGCTAAGTCGTTTGGCTTATAGTCTATTTGATTAACTCTAAATTCTCTATTTTTAATTATAACTGTATCATAAAACCTAAACGTAGATATATCTCCAGGAGTTAAGTTAACTTTAATTGTCATTGTCCTTGTGTTTGCATTATATAGCTCTCCAAAATAAGGTAGCCAATATAAATTAAATAAATTGTCAGTTACAGAAACCCCAATAGGTTGTATTAATTGACAAATTCCAAAATGAAAATCTATAGTAGTACCTGCAACAGTAGGTATATCTGTTAAATGACTAAATTGCAAAAATTCAGGTTGGTTTTCACTAGATAACCCATTTTGTGCAGGTATATAATAAGTAGAAGAAGCTAATTCTTTAATGCCATTATTAAACATAATTCTAGGACTGTTGTCAAACCCCTCTGAAGTTCCATCATCAGAATTATAAGAATAAATAGCAGGAACTATAAAACCTGAGAACTGTTCTGCTAATGGTTTTATTAATGTAGCTGCAAAAGGCTCTGCTACTATTTCTTTTTCACCTGACAAAATTGTGAACCCTGAACCTGCGTTCCATTTCTGACTTCCGTATAAATGTCCTTGCACTTGTTGTTTGTAATTTTGAAATGCAAAATCATCATCATCTTCTACAAATTTGAATATAGTATTTTTATTCAAGTCAGTTAATGGCTCTAACTTCATTTCTTTTACATCTATTTTATCTGTCCAATTTAATTGCTTACTATCCGTGTTTTCTAAAAATATATCATTATATGGTTCTATCGTAATATGATTAGGATTGCTTTTGTCAGGAATACTTACTAAGTTAAACATAGTAGTTATCCCTTTTAAAAATTCCCATTGCCCTAATGCTCCTCTTAATGTTTTTAATGTTCCTGATGTTACTGTACTATTAGATTGAACAAAAACAACAGAACTTGCAAGGGTTTGATGTTGTCTAACAAGTGCCGTTGCATCAAACTGTGCAGCTAAAGTATCTCCTGTTTGAAGTGCTATTTGAAAAGAACCTGCATAAGTTATAGTGGATGTACCTGCAATAGAAGGTATTAAATTTATTACTGTAGTACTATTAAGAATCCACCTACAAGCTACAGTTGTAACTATTCCTGTATTTGTGTTTTCTAATTTAAAATTATAACTAATATCATATATTTCATTATCTGTTGTAGCTGTAATAATATATGTACTTGTATTGTAATTAGGTGGAACTGTAGAATTAGCTAGACCTAATAATGATGTTGGTTGTAATCTCAATTCTTTAAAAGAACCTGTACCATTATTCCCTGTTGATAGCCATAATCCATTATACTGATTTTCAGTAGAAGGCATTGCATTTCCACCCCAATTGAAATCCATATATAATTTTTTAAAATCATCAGTTTCAAAAAAAGTGCTTTCATAACTAAAAGGAAATTCATCTTGTGTAAATATTCTATCAATTAAATATTTAATATTTATAAAAGGTCTAAAGGCTTGTTCTAAAGATATAAGTTGAGGATTAAGGTCAGTAGCACCAGAAGTGCCGCCAGGATTATTTGCTATAACCCATTGATTAGTCCAATTTACAAAAGGATATTTTAATGTGGCAAAATTTCTAAAACCTGAAGTTCCTGAATTAGTCCAAGTTATTGGGGTTCCTGAATCATTCCAACTATTTTTTATTTGTGTTTTGTTGTAGCCGTGTTCTAATTCATCAAAATTTAATTCATCAAATGTTTTATCTTGCAAAACATCTGCTAATGCTACAACCTCTGAATATAAGTTTACATTATAACTTATTTCACCTTGCTTATCTTGTATATCTATCATTCTTAGATAGCCTTCAAACAATATAAAGCCATCTTGCTTTAATTTACATTGTGTCTTTACATAAGGGTTAAAAATAACACCATCATCTGACCTTGTTATTGAAAATAGATTGTCAAATATTTTATTATTTCTTTTTGTTCCTGGTAAGTTAAATGCTTTAGAATATGATTGTACTTTTTCAGTTACATTTTTAAAATCATCTACACTTAGACTTAATGGTATATCTTCATCTTCATATAAATCGCAAATAACTTGACCATTTCCTAAAAACTGTATAGCACCTGATGGTTGTATTGATGAGTTTAATACAGATATACTATTTATAACATTGGTTGCTGTGCTATAAATTAAAAGTGTATCAGCAGTAGATTGTGCTTCAAATTGTATAGTGGTAATTCCTGATGATGATATTGGAAAAGTTGCTTTTAATACTGTTCCTGTATATTGTTGTAATTCTAATGTTGAAGCATAAGTACCAACATCTATTGTAAAATCATACATTACTCCAACTGATAAATTAGATACTTGTTGTATGATACCTTTTGAAGCTCCAATTGTAATTGCTCCTGATGATTCTGTAACTGCTGAACCATCTCCACTAAACCTATACCAACTATTAATAGGAATAACTGACATATTGCTTATAGCTGATGTAAAAGTAGGTGCAGGTAAACTTAAAGAAGATGTTGATGTATTTACTGTTGCAAAATTAATTCCATCTACTATAAATTGTGATGATGAACCTGTTATAGGATTAGGTGAACCATCAAAACTTTGTGGGTAAACTATTAGTTGTATGCTCATTATACCGCTTGTGTTCTTAGTGTTTTACTCTTTTCTATTTCAAATGTGTACTGTATTAGTTTGTCATTGGCTATTGTCTTTCTTGTAAAGCTTGATGTTGTAAGCCTTACAGGAGTTACATATTGATTTAAAGCTGAAGATAAAGTGTCTGATTGATAACCATCTAACATATAAACTTCAGGACTGTTAATTAATTCTTCAAACATAGTATTGAAGTCTGCACTAACAAAATCTGTATTCATAGAAATACGTTCGGTAGAATTAACTCTAAATGCTTTCTTTCCGCCTTTATAGCTATCTATTCTATATCTGCTTTCATTCCAACTACCCTCTAATTGCTCAAATGTAGTTCCTTGTGTAGTTAAACTTCTTATTGATTTTTGAGTAAATGTATAGTAATCCCAAACACCCCATTGGTTCAGCCAACAAAGTCTAATTGATTCATAACCTTTAAGATTAGGACAATTTACATTAATAGTATATCTTGCTGATTCTCTCCCTCCTGATAAGTCTTTTGCTTGTACTTCTATAGAACCTCCCTCAATATGATCTATAATAGTTGAGGAGTTAAATAGGGTAGACCAATTTTGTAAGTTTGCTGGAAAACATCCAAAGTGAATTATTTGATTTGCAACATCTGAAGTAAAAATATCATAAGCACCATTTTCTTCTGTTCTATTTACAGTTTCTGTACCAATAACATCTCCTAATACATCTTTGTAAGTTAAAGATATTAGTTCTACATTAGCATTAGGGGCTAAAAAAGATAATGTTCCATAATCATTAATAAGACATTCTTGAGTTTGAGGTGCATTAGAAAGAAACTTATCTGTCTGCGAACTTAAATTAAAAGTGCTTAAGCTATAACCAAAATCAGCAGGATTATTAGTGCCACCCATAGTGAGTATATCTGTATATTTTAAGTAACCATTAAACAAAGTAAATAAATCTGAATTAACAGAAGTACCTGTTGCTCTACTAACTACTGTTGGTCTTAATGGGTCTGCCCCTAAATATTCCGCATATAACTGCATAGTCATATATCTAGTTGTGTTATTGCTTAATGAATATTTATCTACTATATGTATAGGTCTTGGACTTACTTGTGTAACTACTGTTCCTTTATAAGAACTTCCTTGTGATGCTAGATTATCTGCTGATACATAATTTTCAATAATATTTCTAAAGTCAAACATTCCAACACCTGCATTATTAGGTGTTGTTTTAAATGTTCCTACTAAATGTGTAGCAACACTAGGATTTGGTGGTGTAGAATCACTTATATGTACTTCAGCACAAAACTTAACTTTTGTTTCATTAGATACTAAACTTACGTTAGAAACTACAAATATTATTTCTTGACCAACAGGTAATTGTTGGTAAAGTGGTTGTTGTTCTATTGTTGAATTTGAATATGCCATTATTTTACTGTTGTTAAACCTTCTATTATATCTTCTTTTACATTACTTAATAAATCCTTTCCAAATTGTTTAAGTCCTAATCCTAATGGTTTTTGAAAGAAACTAATTCCTTTAATTCCATCTCTTTTAATTTTTCTACCTATTATAAAAGCTAAAGACATATTGCTTATAAATCTGCCTGACTTTTTATCTCTTCCTTTTATTCCTTTTTTACTTATCCACTTAGCTAATAATCCTGGTGGTGGTTGTTTGGTAGTATATTTATAAGGACTTGTAATAACTTTGCCTTTATAATCTTTAAATTTTTGTTGTTGTTTATTTCCTGAAACACCTTTATCTACAAATGTTCCATAATCTGCCATATAGAATTGTACTGTAAAGCCATCATTATCAGTAACAATTTCAAAACGTATAGACTGTTCTAAAGCCGTTCCACCTCCTTTAGCTTTTTGAACATTGCCTTTTGCTCTATTTACTACTTGCTTACCAAAGCTATTTAAGTACCTTTCTATATTAGCGGTTTTCATTATACAAGACCTGCAAACACTTCTACTTGCACATCAGTTGTTGCTGCTGGTCTTACTTGCACAGTAACTATATCTTCTAATGTTGGAAAAGCAGGACTTGCATCTGTTTCTCCTATTAATGCTTCTTCTGCTTGAAAAAGTATATGTGAACCACCTGCTCTTACAGTTACTTGATAATTTGTGTTAGCAGTAACTAAAGCCACTTTCATATCTTGATCTGTACTTAAATTTGTTATCCTTAAATACTTACAATTTTCTACATCTAAAGCACCTGCTGCTCCGTGAGGTGTTGAATTAAAAACCGCTACAGTTGTTGTTTGTGAATGGGTACAAGTTAATATCCTTTCAAATACATCTACTATTCCTGTTGTTGTTACTGAGTTTGATGAACCTCTTACAGAACCATTTAAGGTTACACTTTCTGATAAGGTTGTTACTAAATCTGCCATAATTATATTTTTATTGTTATTTTAAAAAATCCTATTTCTATTCTATATTTACCTATTCTAAATTTCATTAGTACCCTGCTCCTAAATCAGTTACAGGAATTATACAAGTATCAAAGTCATTCATAACCTTAACCCCTATTTGAAACACCCAACCGCAACAAAGATTGTCAAACCTTTCTTGGAAAGGCTCTATGGTAAACTGATCTTGTGTAAAGTATAATGGTGCATTAATATCATTTGTACCCTCTTGTGATTGCCTTGAACTATGTCTTAACATTCCTATAAAATCTGTTGCTATATCTAAGCATTGATTAAATACTTCTTGCTCATTACTTTTAGTGTCTATTAACTTAGTTAATTCTGAATGTTGTTTAGTCTGCCAATCATTCTTTTCACTTACCATATCCATTATAAATAGTTGAAAGTTATATACTAACTGTGAATCTCCTGTTGTTACGCTTATTGGATTTATATGAAGCAAAGGAAACTTCTCTAACTTTTCTAAGTTAATATCGTATATATCTCCAATAGATACTGTAGATATTTGTTCGTGGTATTGCCCTAGTCTAGCTATTGTATTAACTACGTTATTATATGTCTTATTGCTTACTGCCATATTTTACTTTATTTTGTGAGTTTAAATCTGTTTCATAACTTAGCCAGGTTAAACATTCTAACAAGCTAAGATTTGTTATTCTTTCTAAGTTTACTATTTCACCATTTGTCAATCTATACATTACTCCAAACCAACCCCATTTTTCTGCAAAGGATTCTGTTGCGACTGCATCTTCATTTCCTTGAGCCGATCCATCAAATATGATGGCAAAGTCGTTAACAATACGTTCCCTAAATGATAAAAAAAAACCAGTGCACTTTGCACTTGCTCTGCTGACATTTTCTTCATTTGCTCTGTCCTAATCCGTATATTACCATCATAGGCTGCAATAGTATATACACCATTTTCTCCACGTTCTGTTATTGGTCTATAAAGTATTGCCATCAATTCAGGTAAATGCTTTTGAATATCATTCTTAATAAATGTTTCTATATCTGCATATTCTCCTAATGTTATACTATCTAAATCAGGATGAAACCCATACTCTTTACCCTCTACCTCTATTATCTTTTTTAAAGAACTATTCTGCTTCTGTTGTAACTCAGCAACTCTACCCATTATAACTGCTACATCTTTTAATTCCAGTTGCTTTATTAGCTTCTTAGGAATATCAGACAAAGCTGCTATTGTTTCTGTTGCTTCACTACTCTTACTTCCATTATGAAAGTCTATTAATTTTAACCATTTTTCAAGAGTTACATCTGACCACTTATTGATTAGCTTGAACTCTTTTACTTTGCCCTGCTTCTTAATTTTGACCTTCATATACTATATAATAGAAAAAGTTGATATTTAGTTTAAAATGTTTATATTTGCCACGTTTTAGTTGTGAATCTTGCAAAAAGGGGGTGTGTATTTATTACCACCCTTTTTTTATTGTACAAAATATTTACCAGCATTAGGATTATCTAAATGGTATATGCAATTATAACGGATAGCATCAATTGAATGATTGTAATTGTCTACATATAACTTAGAGCCTTTATCTGCATATATATAGTTATTCATTTCTTTAGCTATGTTTGTTGATTCAGGAGTTACTATTAACTCATAATCTAACATCCTTGTTATTCCGCTTTCAATAGTTCCTTTCTTTACAGGCTTTATGTTAACTCCTAAATGTCTTAAATCTTCTATTAGTCTTGGTTCTGCTGAATCTGCTATTATAAGCTTATCACCTACCTTATCTAAAACTATCTTAGCTAAATCGTGTGATTTTAAACCATTCTTATATATATGTTCTTTTAAATATATCTTCTTATGCTTTTTATCAATAGCTACTTCAACAAGACTATCAGGATCGACTGAGAAACCAAAATCCATTCCGCAAGATGTTTGTAAGTTATTAGGATTAAATTCTCCTATACTCCAATTCTCAAACACAACACCTTCTGCTTTATCTAACCACCCCCCTAATATCTTATGCTGATACTTCTTAAAGTTTCTATGCTTTATGTCTTTAATACGTTCTAAGAAGCTCTTAGAGAGATTATCTTTGTTGTCTAGGTATGTACTATGTATATAGCATACATTGTCTTTAAATCCATTAAAACCTGCTTCTACACCTTTGTTCTGAAAGAATCTATTGTATATCCAATGTTCTTTTGTAACAGGATTCAGTATAAGTATAATCCTATTCTGTATGTTCTTTTCTCTAATACTTAAGTCTATTGTGTCAAAAATATCTTCATCAATAAGTTCTTCTGCTTCATCAAGAATCCAATTAGAAACTCCTGTTAATGATTTTAAACTAGCTGTCTGATTTCCTGCTGATGTTTTAATACCTCTAAATAGTATATCACTTTTGTTTTTAGTGTTTACTACTTCAGACTTGTTTATGTTAAATACATCTTCATATCCTAATAACCCTATCTTTTCCAGGAACTCAGGAATGATTGATAAGTGAGCTGAAGTCATTGTGTACCTTGTAAATAGTATTCTTATGCCTTCTGTCATTGTAAGTAAAGTAAGAAAGACTGTTACTGCAAAAGACTTACCTGATCCTCTACCACCTGTTATTATAAAATAACGTGCATCAGATTGGAATAGTGGATTATATTTCTTACTCAGTTTCAGGGTCTATAAATGTTATAAGTGGCATATTAAGACTTTCTTCATTAGTTGTAACATCAACTCTTTGCTGAGGTCTACCATAGAAGTATTCAAAGAATAACTTAACTGCCCATTGTTCCTTTTTCTCTAATCCTTTTTTTAATGAATCTAAAGCCATTTCATTCATAGGTGTTAAATTCTCTATTAGCTTTTGTTCTTCTGCTTTTGCCTTTCTACCTGCTCCTGTTCTTTTACCTCCGTGTGTATTCATTTTGAAATAATTTGATTAATCAAGCTGTACTATATAATAGAAATTACTTGAATTCATTTGGTAGCATTAGTCTTACACCTAGTTCTGTTAAAGCCCATATCCTTATTTGATCTGCATACACCTCAAAGTCTTTTGTGTTCATTCTTGCCGTACTGTTTACTGTTTGAAGTCCTATCTGTTTGTCGTTTATCTCTATGCTTTGCCATTCACTAGCAAACTTTACTTTAAGTGTATCGTGCATTTCATCAGGAAAGTAACCTAGCTCTGATGCTAATGGCTGTACTATACAAGCCCAATAGTAATTGTTCTGCATATTGCTTCTATTGTTTCTTTGTTTCTTTACCTTTACTATATAATCAGTTCCTAACTCTTTTAAGTAGCTGAATAATGTCTGCTTGTCTTGTGTTGTGTTTACTACAAAGTTCATTAATCAAATGATTCATTAATTCCTCGTTCTCCTACTAGCTTTTCTTTAGCACTATCCCAAAGTCTATTTCCTTGCTTCTTTTTACTTAATGATCCTTCTGTTCTTCTTATACTTGGCATACCCTCTTCAGGTTCACTTTCCATCCATAAACCGCAAATACATTTAGCCTGTATAGTTCTCCATCTACCATCTCTTAAAGCTATTGTAGTTTTTCCTATCTCTTCTTCATTACCGCATTTACATTTGTATAGTGTCATATCATTCTATTATCTTTAAATCTCTACCTTCATCCTTAGCTATTCTAATTATAGTTTTAAACAACTTTCTTCTTTCTAAATTAGTTTCACACCAAATGAATTGAATATCGTTCATTCCATTTAGTTCTAATTTTAAACCAAATCTAGTGCCTTTGTTTTTGCTTTCTTTATAATTATATCTTTTTACTACTTGTTTCCAACTTACAAGTTCTATTGTATCTTTACTAATCATTGTGCTAATCCTCCTGTTCTTGTTTTGCTTTGTTCATAGAGTTTGTCTAATTCAAAGTGTAGTACATTGATTGCTTTCTGTATATCTTGCTCAGGTGAGTTTCCCTCTTTTTTACCTGCTCTTAATATGTATTGTACTGCTTGTGATGTCCAGGCACTAAGTTGAAAATCATCTACAATGTTCTTTGCTGAATAACCATAAAGCTTTCCTGTGTAATAGCTTGGTTCAGGACTTTTTTTGTAATCTTCTTTCTTTGTCATTTTCTAGTATTTTTATTAAACCATTTTGTGTATGTAAAGGTCTAGCTTTTTTAAACTTTCTATATTCTTCAGGACTGTAAATTAATTTCACTTCCCTAACTAAACCATCTTCATTTGTTTTTACTATCCACCTTTCTGAGTGGTGCATCTTTGTTCTCTTTAAGTGTGCTAAATAACTCATTCGCTGTATTTTTTATATAGTTTTTTAATTCCATCAAAACAAGTAGATATACAAGAACCGCAATTAGTACCTGTTTGATAATTAGTGTTGTAAATTGTGTTGTATGTTTCTATCATCTTTTTCTTGGCTTGTACATCTTTAGCTCTACCTGTTTTTAAGTCTTTCCACATATCTAATATTTCATCTATTATCTCTTGAGGTAAATCATCAGGAGCTTTCATAACCTCTGATGTTTTATGCCAATACTTTTGAGGACAAGATTGGTTAGCTATACGTGCCTTGATTTTCATAAAGCACATACATATCTTACAGCTACCTGTTGGCTTGTAATAGTAAGTACATCCTTTACAGATTTCTATTCTATCTTCATAGACTTCATTTTCTACAAAAAACCTATTCATTTCTTTTACCAATTAGGACTTTTAAAGCCAAACATCATCACAAAGCTATCATTTTTTACAGGATCATATATCTTCATTTAATTCTTTTTTTAATATTGTTCTTACTTTATCTATTGTTGTGAATAAACTGTTTCTACTTATCTTTGTTTTATTAGCTAAACTATCTAATGTTTCTCCTGAATAATATAATTCAAATATCTTCTTATCATACCACGTTTGTTTGTCTAAAATTAAATCTATCTCTTCTAATTTTGTCCAATGATATTCTTCTTGTTGTTCAGAAATATTTGATAGATTCTTATAATAAATAGCATCACCTCCATAATCAATATTAGTGATAGACTGACTAGCATTACTATTAAAACTATCAATATGCTTATAATATTTTTCATACTTATAGTAAAAATTACTTCTTGGACTTGTTAAAGCTCTTCTTAAAACTACTGCTCCATAACGTATTATCCCTGTCTTTCCATCTTTTTCCCATATACTTTTTAATGTATCAGGATTCATTTGTAAAAAATACAGCATTAACTCTTGTACTGCATTATGTATTTTGTTTTCATCAGTAGTTATGCCAAAACACATTGTTCTAAATTTATCAGTCAATTTAGATATTTCAGTATATATATCAGTCATTTGTAGGTTCTATATTATCTATCTTTTCTACTGATTCATACAAAAGTTGTTCCAATATAACTTTATAACTTCTAATAGTGGCTGCATTTCTTTTTGTTTCTAATCCTGCAAAAAACCCATTTATAGCTACTGATAGATTTATTGGTATAATCATTATCCAATCATAAAAATTTCCTTCTTCTCTCATTCCTTTTCCATAGTTATTATGGTACTCTATTATTGTGTCTATCACATCTAAAAAATTATGGTATTTATGCTTATTGCTAACATCTTTAGCGAACTCCTTACACATATTAATATATAGTTCTACAATAGCCTTATGCTCTTGACTGGAATATATAGGTTTAAGCATATTCAAAATTAATAGAAATGTTTACTCTAATCCTTTTTCTAATTTTAAATTATTAACAATATTTTTATAATAACTTATATCATCTTCATATTCCCATCTTGCTTTTTTAAATACTGATCTAGATAAAAGTTCTAAATCTTCTGAAGTTCCTTGTCCATATTTTAAATCTAAATTAAGACCGAATTTCCATTGTTCGCCATAATTAAAAACATTACATTTTACACAACCATTTTGGCAATTTTGTTCATTCCATCTAGTTGAATGATGCTTACGACTTTGAAAGTGAGAATTTTGCATTTGTTTGTAATGCAATACCTTTCCGCAAGTGAAACATTGACATAATCCTTCATCTGTTGCTTCTCTGATTCTGATGTAAAGACTAAACCATTTGTCTAGTTCTTTTTTTAATTTACTTATTGTTTTCTTCATATCCTAGTTTTTTACGCCATTCATTTTGATAAGTTCCTTTTCTTAAATAATATTTTTCACCTCTAAATTCAGGTTCTTCTTCCTGAAGTTTTCTTCTAATTCTAGTTAATGTAGGAGCTACAGTTATTTTATTATCTGCATATTTTTTTAAAAATTCAGTAATAGGAGTATTATGAGGATCAATTCCTAATTCTTGCAATTCTCTAAACCATATATGAGTAGTCAATCTATTATCATCATCTTTCAAAGATGGTTTAGTTTTTAGTAATTCTCTTACAATTTCTTTTGTTTTCATTTTAATAGTTTTGGTTCAGGTCTATAATATAAAATTTGCTTAGGATCTTCACCACTATCAAACTGAGCTCTAGCTTCCCATATTAATGATTTATGACTTTTTAACCATCTAATATAAATAGGAATATTAAAGTGTATAAAATCAGTTTTTATGTCTGCTCTTATCCCCTCATAAAAAGCATTTTCAGCATCTTCAAAATAAAAGTTTTTATAAATTCTTTCTAAATCTTTGGCTAAGTCTTTTGACATTATCATTATTGTATCTTCTTCTACATTGTTTTGTCCTAAACCTATGTAAGTCTTGCTAACTAAATCTACTGAACACATCAGCAAATCTTCTTTTGTCATTGTTTTAATTAATCTCATTTTTTAATTGTTTTTTTAGTTTTTCTTTTACATTCATATTTTTTTGTAAATGCTGATGTATTTTACTCATTGATTTTGGCTTTTTTACTTCTTTTCTTTCCCAAGTTCTTACTGCTGATTTCCAATCCTTCATTTTATTTTTACCAATCATCCAACCTTTTGATTCATAAAAATCTATAAAAGCTTCTGCATCTATATTATTATTCCTTTGTTTACAATAATCTTGAACTTCTAAATTCGTTGGCTTAATAAAATATTTATTATGTATTGTTATTACTTTATTCTTATTAATAGTTGTGCATTTTGTTAATGACAAGTTGTTAAGAAACTTCACAACTAGTTGTTCATTTATTTTAAAGTATTGTTTAGCAGGTACACCTTTACGTTTAGTTTCTATTATTTGATGCTTTTTAAGTGTTTTAATACACTTTCTTTGTTGAAATGGTGTTAGTGTAGTGTCTTTTTGAATATTAGCCTCAGTATTAAAAAACCAGCCATCAGTCATTCCGTTTACTATAAAATATTCTTCTTTGCTTATTAGATCAGCAAGTAGGACTGATTCTTTCAATCCTATTTGCCTTGCTAATTCTTTATTCAATACTAAAAATGCTGAACTACTTAAAAGGTGTTTCATATAATCTTGACTGTATAGTGATAATTTTGCATTGCAAGTTTAACATTTTCTACTTGATTAGAAAAATCAAAGTAAGAAGTTTTTATTTTACACGTTACTTCTCCGCTTTTTATCTCTAATAAAACATCAGAATTTAAAATTTCCTTAACTCCATTTTTTAATAAGTATGATTTCATAAAATCTTTATCTACAAATATTTCTTTTGCTCCATCTATATCCTTATAAGCTTTGTATATTTTAAGGAATGTATTACGATAAACAAGGCAAGTGGCATATAGTTTTTTGTGCATAGATTGATAATGATAAGTTACTGCTCTATCTCTATTTAACACCTTTGCTATAACACTTCTATGTATGTTATCTTCATTCATAGCAATATATGCTGATGCTGCTCTTGCTACTTGTATAGGTCTTTTTCTAGTCTTTAATGATAAAGTGCCTTGCGGCATACCTAAAATACTAGTAGCTATACCGCATATAGCCTTAAAATTATTTTCTTCAGTCATAATTAAAATGGTAAGTTTTCATCATTTTCTGAAGTAACAAAATCATCTTGGTGAACTTCGGAGTTCTTATTAGCCCATCTCCAACCATCTAAAGTTGTGTAGTATTTGTTATTAAATTCTCTGCTTGATACGTTTACAGATACATCTACTGTATCACCTACTTTAAATCCATTAAATGATTCATAGGCTTTATCACCAAAAACTGTAATACAAACTTCTTTACCATATTCTCCAGGCTGTAATAATATTACATTAATCTTTTTCCATTCTTTACCTGCATTAGTTGTTCCGCTTTCAGGTAATACTTTTACGATCTTTCCATTAATTTCCATAGTTTATTTATTATTTATTATTATTTATTTTCCAATTTATATATTTAGTTAGTGTATCTCCATCAAAAATAATCTTGTCTTTTTCAGGTGCATAAGGATATTCTCTTCCATTAGTATGTTTTTTAGTTTTCAAAGTTTGAATAGGCAACCTATATAAAAACCTACCAACACCCCAAGAAACACAAGCTCTTTTAAAAGCATCTGATACGTGTCCTTTGTCTTTCTCTACATTGCTTTCTGATCCTGTGTCA